GCTCGATCGAGCGGCTTGAGGATCGAATCCTGCAGGAAACGATCACGATCGACGCCTCGCCCGTCACCTACTCGTGCGCCGCGAACGCCGCGATCACGATAGACGGGCAGAAAAACCGGGCATTCGACAAGAAGCGTTCGCGCGGACACATCGACGGCATGGTGACGATCACAATGGTGTCCGGCGCCGCCACATCGGACTTGGAGTCGACGATCGACGTCGGCTCTCTGATCGCCTCCCGCGAGGCGGTTCTTTAGGGAACGCCATGGGCCGCATGATTCGCCTGCTCGGTACGCTGAGCAAGATTGATCCGCGCGACGTGTTTGCGTTCGCCGGGCTGGGGCTTTTGGCCTACGGCCTGTCGCTGGTTTGTGTGCCGGCCGCGTTCATCGTGCCCGGCTGCGTGCTGCTCTACATGGCGATATTCGGGAGTCGCTGATGGGCTTCGTCTCCCGCGTGATGGAAAAGCGCTCGACGGTCGATCTCGCGCATCCGCGCGATCCCGTCCTGGCGCAATGGTTCGGGTCGCTGTCGCAAACGGCATCCGGCGTGAATGTCACGGCCGATAACGCGCGCTCCTGCCCGGAGGTGGATGCCTGCGTTCGACTGACTGAGGATACTGTCGCGACGATCCCGCTCGATCTGTTCGAGCGCACGGGCGACGGCCAGCGCGAACGCCGTGACGATCACGCGCTGCACCAGCTTCTTCACGATCAACCGAACAGTTGGCAAACGTCGGCCGAGTTCCGACAGATGATGGAAGGCTGGCGGGTGACGTGGGGCAACGCCTACGCGATCATCAACTGGCGCGGCGACGGCATCCCACAGTCGCTTGAGCCCGTTCATCCGACCGAAATGTGGCCGTTCCGCACTCCGTCGGGCGAAGTGGCCTACCGCTGGACGCCGCTTAACGGCCCCATGCGTATCCTCATGCAGATGGAAGTCCTGCATCTCAAGGACAGCCCGTTTTGCCGGTTCAACCCGATGCGCGGCGAATCGCGCGTCGAGCGCCACCGCGAGGCCATCGGGCGCGCGATGGCGACGGGGGAATATCTCTCGCGGTTCTTCTCGAACAACGCCGTCCCGAAGGCATTCATCGAGGTTCCCGGCAAGATCGACAAGGATCAGGCCGAACTCATCCGCGATATGTTCGAGCAACGCCACGCCGGGCTCGCCAATGCGCACCGCATCGGCATCCTGCAGGGCGGCTTCAAGATCAACGCCGTGGGCATCGACAACGACAAGGCCCAGGCGGTCGAGTCCTACCAGCTTGCCGTTACGCAGCTCGCCCGCGTGTGGGGTATTCCGCTGCACATGATTGGCGAAATCTCCAAGGATACATCCTGGGGAACCGGCATCGAGCAGCAGTCGATCGGCTTCGTCGTCTACTGCATGCGCCCGAAGCTCGTGGCTTGGGAACAGGCGCTTAACGCCGCGCTGATGTCGTCGAAGATGCGCAAGCAGTTCTATTTCGAGTTCAACGTCGACGGCCTTCTGCGCGGCGATTTCAAGACCCGGATGGAGGGCTATGCACTCCTGATCCAATGGGGTCTTGCGACGCCGAACGAAATTCGCCGGCAGATGAACCTCCCGCCCGTTGCCGGGGGCGATGACCGCTTGCAGCCGCTCAATATGGCACCGGCATCGCGGATCATGGACGTGCTGTTGCGCGATCCCGGCAAGGCATCCCGTTCCGACGCGGCAGACGAGGCGACGCGCCTCCTCGTCGAAATCCTCAACGCTGCTCGCGGCCAAATGCGGATCGCGGCCTAACGGAGAAAGACATGGACATCGAACGTCGCGCCTTCGTCGTCGAGGGCCTTCAGATCGAGACCCGCGCCGACGGCAAGAAGACGATGCGCGGCCACGCGGCCGTCTTCAACCAGCTTTCGCAGGATCTCGGCGGCTTCCGCGAGCAGATCGCGCCCGGTGCTTTTGCTGACGCGATTCAGACCGATGATGTGCGGGCGCTGTTCAACCACGATCCGAACTTCATCCTCGGGCGCAACGTCGCCAAGACCTTGCGCTTGAGCGAGGACGCGACCGGCCTCGCCATCGAGATCGATCCGCCCGACACCACCTATGCCCGCGACCTGATGGTTAGCATGGAGCGGGGCGACGTCACGCAGATGTCGTTCGGCTTCTCTGTGCGGCCCGGCGGGCAGGATTGGGCCAAGAATGACGACGGGCAGACCGTCCGGACGCTCAAAAAGCTGCGGCTGTTCGACGTCTCGCCGGTCGTCTATCCGGCGTATCCGCAGACCGACATTGCTATGCGCGAAATGCGGGCGTGGACCGAATCGCAGCGGCCGAAAGTGCCGCTCAACCTTCTGCGCGCGAAGGAATTGCTCGCGCGCACCTGATGTTCCCGCCGCGGAGGCGGCGACCACCGGAGCGTCGTGATGACGCCCCATTCCCACCGAAGGAGCTACCAAATGAGCGATCGTCTCAAGGCCCTCCGCGAAAAGCGCGGGGTCGTCGTGACCAACATGCGTGCCATCATCGAGAAGGCCGAGACCGAGAAGCGCGATCTCACTTCTGAGGAACTCACCAACCACGAGAGGGCGTTCAACGACGCCGAGAGCCTGCGCAAGCAGATCGAGGCCGAGGAGCGCACCCTTGAGGCCGAGCGCGCCGCCGCCGCCGCGGCGGATGCCGACGAGCGTTCCAAGGTCGGCAAGGACGGCAAGGCCCCTGAGGGCGATGCGGAGAAGCGGCAGATGGCCGCGTTCCGCAAGTACCTCCTGGGCGGCACCCGTTCGCTGACCGAGGAGGAGGCCCGCTCGCTGTCGGCCGGTGCCGACACCGACGGCGGCTATCTCGTTGCGCCGCAGCAGTTCGTCACCAGCCTGATCAAGAACATCGACGATCTCGTGTTCATCCGTGGCCGAGCGACGAAATACACGGTCACGAGCGCGCAGTCGCTCGGTGTTCCGACCCTCGACACCGATCCGGCCGACGCCGACTGGACGACCGAGCTCGGCACCGGGAACGAGGACTCTTCGATGAAGTTCGGCAAGCGTGAGATGTCGCCGAACCCCGTCGCCAAGCGCATCAAGGTCTCGAAGAAGCTGCTCCGCGTGTCGGCGCTGCCGGTCGAGTCGATCGTCATGCAGCGTCTCGCCTACAAGTTCGCCATCACCCAGGAGAAGGCTTTCTTGACCGGCTCTGGCGCCAAGCAGCCGCTCGGCGTGTTCACGGCCTCGGCTTCGGGCATTCCGACCAGCCAGGACGTGTCCACGGGCAACACCGCCACGTCGATCACGTTCGACGGCCTGATCGAGACCAAGTTCAAGCTCAAGGCCGCCTACTGGAACAAGGCCGATTGGCTGTTCCATCGTGACGCGGTGAAGCAGATCACAAAGCTCAAGGACGGCGACGGCCAGTACATCTGGCGGATGTCCGTCCGCGACGGCGAGCCCGACACGCTGCTCGGCCGCCCGCTGATGATCAGCGAGTACGCGCCCAACACGTTCACCACCGGCCTCTATGTCGGCATCTTCGGCGATTTCTCGAACTACTGGATCGCCGATGCGCTCGACATGCAGGTGCAGCGCCTGGTCGAACTCTACGCGGAGGCGAACCAGGACGGGTTCATCGGCCGCATGGAGACCGACGGCGCCCCGGTGCTGGCCGAGGCGTTCGCCCGCGTCAAGCTCGGCTAACCGGGCTGATCCCACCGAAACGCCCGGCGGTAAACCCGCCGGGCATCTTCCGAACAGGAGACCGCAGTTATGGAACTGCACGACAATCTGAAGTTCAGCCGCGCTATCAGCCCGGCTGCCGCGACCACGGACAACACCGCCTGGGTGTCGCAGATTCTCGACACCGCGAACTACTCGCAGAACGAACTCGCCATCCTCACCGGCTCGCTCGCCGATGCGGATGCGACGTTCACGGTGCTGATGGAGGAAAGCGACGCCTCCGACATGACCGGGGCCGCGTCGGTCGCGGATGCCGATCTGCTTGGCACCGAGTCTGCCGCCGGTTTCACCTTCGCGGACGACAACTCGACCAAGAAGATCGGCTACAAGGGCTCGAAGCGCTACATCCGCGCCACGATCACCCCGGCCAACAACACCGGCAATGCCTTCGTCTGCGCCATTTGGGTGCAGGGCGGCGCTCGCGTCGCGCCGATCGCCTAAGGCTCGTCCACCTGATCGGGCCGGCGGGTGATCTCGCCGGCCTCTCTTTCCAACGGAGGGCCAGATGGCCGACGCAACCTATACCCCGAAAACCTACGAGAAGGCCGGCGGCGATACGATCGTCATTGCCTCCGGCGGCTCCGTCGACGTCGAATCCGGCGGCAAGATCACCGCTGACGGCACCCAGGCCGCGGCGCTGACCGACATCACAGTGACCGGCACCTACGCCAGCGACGACACCGCCATTCAGACTGCCGTTAACGGCATCCTGGCCGCGCTGCGCGGCGTCGGCATCATCGCGTCGTAGCCATGCAGGGCTTCCGCAAGCCGCTGGGCTACCAGCAGATCACCTCGCTCTCGTCGGCGGTGGGCCTCACGGTCCCCGCCGGCGCGACCCTCGCGCTCATTCAGGCTTCGGCTAAGGATGTGCGCTGGCGCGACGATGGCACCGATCCGTCAAGCACGGTCGGAATGACCATCACGGCCGCAGCTGCTCCTTTGGAGTACGCGGGAGACCTCTCGGCGATCAAGTTCATCGAGACCGCCGCGAGCGCGGCGCTGAACATCTCCTACTACGCCTGATCCCCGACATTCAGGAGCCATCCCATGCGCGTCCGCATGCTGACGACGCTTGCTGGTCCGCTCGGCACCAGCCCGGCCGGAACGGAACTCGACCTCGCCGATACGGTGGCGCACGAGATGATCGCCGGCCGTTATGCGGTCGCGCTCGAATCGGCGGAGGAGCCCGCGCCCGAAGCGGCAGAACAGCCGCCCGTCGAGACCGCCGCCGCATCCGCGCCGGAGACGGCCGAAGCGCCGGCCAACCGCCGTCGCCGGGGACGCTGATCCGTGCTGACCTTCACGACCGCACCCACCGAAACCGACCTGATCTCGCTCGCTACCGTGAAGGCCGAGCTTGGGATCACGGACGGCGCGCAAGATACGACGCTTTCCCGCTACATCGCCGAATCATCGGCGCTGATCGCGAAGGTGTGCGCGCGGGGACAGGGCGGCAGCTTCGGCAAGGCGACGGTCGTTGAGACCTTCCGCCTCCGCGCCTCGCAGCGCCGGCCGCTCTGGCTCAGCCATTGGCCGGTCACGTCAATCACGAGCATTGTGGCCGATGATGAGACCCTGACGGCGACCGATTACGAACTCGAGGACGGCCGTAAACTCTGGCGGCTCGACGGCGACGACGTGCGCACATACTGGTCGCCGGTCAAGACGGTGATCACCTACGTCGGCGGCTACAGCCTGCCGAACGGCTGCCCGAATGACCTTGCGGCGCAATGCCTAGAGCTTGTGAAGCTCAAGTATTCGGCGAAGGGCCGCGATCCTCTCCTCAAGGTTGATGACGTGCCGGGTGTGGGCCGCCAGGAATTTTGGGTCGGTTCGCTCAGCGACGACGGCATTCCGCCCGACGTCTCCGCGGCCCTCTCGAACTACACGAACTTTTCCTTCGGGTGATCCATGAACAACCCCGGCATCTACTCGCTGACGCAGCTCGACGGCTCGTCCGATCTCGCCATCACCACGGCGGGAACGCAGACGTGCGACGTAATCGACAGCCTGCATGGTATGTCGGCGGTGTCGCTTCAGGCACGCTTGGCCTACGGTTCGGGCGGCACCAAGGTAAGCGTCTATATCCAGACGTCGCTCGATGGTGGGAATAGCTGGGTCGATATCGCGTGCCTGACCTTCACGACGGCCTCGGCGACGAAGGTAATTAATCTCTCCGGCCTTACGCCCGTGACGACTGCCGCCACGCCGACCGACGGTGCGCTGGTCGATGACACCGCCGTTGATGGCATCCTTGGTGATCGTCTGCGCGCAAAGGTTGTCTCGGCCGGGACATATGCTGGCTCGACTGTGGTTTCGGTGCGCGCCTCGGTGCGATGAGTCCGGAAGCAGCCATTGCAGCCCTCGATCGCGCCCTTGCGGCCACCGGCGAGGACATCGTTCTGCGCCGGACGACGGGCACGAAACCCGCGATCCCGCTCGATGTGGGAGTGCGCGCCTCTGTCCGTGGCTATCGGCCAGAGGAATTGGTCGGCGGCATCATCCAGGGCGATTCGCTCGTGATCGTCTCTCCGACCGAGATGAAACAGCGCCGATGGTGCTGGCCGCCGCGCGCGAACGACAAGGCCGTGATCGACGAGAAGGTGCGGAATGTCGTCGCCGTGAACGGGATCAAGATGAAGGGCGTGCTCGTCCGCATCGAGTTGACCGTGAGGGGCTAATGACCCGCGCATCGCTACAGGCCATCCGCCGCACCATCACGGTCGATTGGAAGAATAAGGCCGAGGCAGACGCGAAAGCCTTGCTCCTCAAGACGGCGCGTGAGGGGAACGCGCGGACGCTTGCGGAGCAAACGGCGCGAGCTGGAGTGAAGCCCGGTGTCATCGCCTATGCGAACAGCGTGGGGAACGCGAACCTCGATTCGGTCAAGCTGCCGGGACCGATCGTGTTCAATTACCGCTATTTCACCGAGATAGTGCAGGAGACCGTGAAG